GATATTAAATCAAAAGATATAGAAAGTCCTAAAACACCTTTATACAATTTTAATGTTTCAAATGACAATTCATATATTGCAGATAAATATGTAGTACACAACAAAGGTGGTGGTGGTGGATCACAAAGAGTTATCTGTACAGAATTACATAGAACAAAAGAATTATCTACACAAGATTGGGTAAGAGATGTTAAATTTACTTTTAATAATTTAAGTAAAAAACATGTTAAAGGATATTTATCATGGGCAGTACCTACTGTAGAGCATATTAAAAAATATCCTAAGTATAGAAAAGTTTGGAAACATATTGCACAACATAGAGCAAATGATATTGCATGGAGATTAAACCAAGGTAAGTTTGATTTATTAGGTAGAATCTATGCAGGTATAGGTGAACCTTTATGTTGGTTAATAGGTAATTTTGTAAATGATAAACATTACGAAGAATTAAATAGAACTGGGAAGAGGCATATATAATGGCAATAGAAGCAGGTAATAAAGTTAGCACAACTGGATTAGTAGATAAAAAACCATTTACTCCACAAGCACCAGATATGAGTAGAATGAAAGTTCCAGAATCTATGAAACCAAAAAGAGTTCAACCTCAACAAGTTGCTCAAGCACCTCAACCAAAAGAAGAAGTAGCTCCACCTATTTCTGAAGATTTACAAAATAAAATTCAATCTCTAACAGATGAAGATAAGGTTGTACTAGATACAGTATTAGCTCCATCTGTTGCAAACGTTCTTAAAAAACTAGCACCAGATCTTAGTCCACTTGTGGATCAATTTACTAGTGCAGAAGAGAACGTAATTCTACCTGTCTCAGTTGTAAAAACATTTGCAACTAAAAGATATGGTGGAGCAGATGAAGCTCAAGCTGTAGAAAGTTTTATAGCTGATCTTGCATCTAGTCAAGAGATGGATCAACAAACTGTGCCACCTGAAACGGAACAGCCAGGAGATATTGATTACGCATCAATAGATACTGAGCAAGTTTAATTTCAGCCCACAAAAATTATGGAATCGAGCTACCCTTATCCATAAGGCACTCAACCAATAGGTAAAAATAATGGAAGAAAACGACAGAGTCGAAGCTACTAATGAAGAAAAGAAAGTTGAACTTAAGGCAGAGAATCCTTATCATAAAGATCGAGGAGAAATTGACCAAGAGACCGAAGCATTTTTGTCAGGTAAACTTTCAAGCTATCATATAGAGCAGAGACAAAAACAAGAGGCAGACGCAGCAACCGAACAGAAGGACACCCATACATCTGAAGAAACTGCAGAATCTACAGATACCAAGGCTACTCCTATCGCTGAACGCCCTGCAACAGCTGAAGATCGTGTCTTTAAAAAACGTTATGACGATTTGAAGAGACACTATGATTCTACTATTCAAAAACATAAGGAAGAACTTTCTTCTTTAAAAACACAGTTAGAATCAAGTACAAGACAATTTGTACCACCTAAATCCAAGGAAGAATTAGAATCTTGGAAGAGGGAATACCCAGACGTCTATGAGATGGTTGAAACTATCGCTATGACTAAGGCAGATGCTAGAGCAAAAGACATAGAAGAAAAATATAGTTCTTTGCAAAAGCAACAGGAACAAATTGCAAAAGAAAAAGCAGAAGTGGAACTTCTTAAAGTTCACCCAGATTTTAGTGATCTAAGACAAAAAGATGACTTTCATCAATGGGCTGAACAACAAGATCCTACTATTCAAAGTTGGTTGTATGAAAATACTTCCAATGCTCAATTAGCTGCTAGAGCTATTGATCTATATAAAATGGATCGTGGAATTAGTAAGCTAACTAAGAAAGAAGAAAAGGATATTAAGAATGAAGCTGCTAAAGCAATTTCTAAAACTAAGAAAAGTACTGATTCTGAAGTGCCTAAAAAGAAAGTTTGGACTGTAAGTGAAATTTCTAAATTAAAACCTTACGAATATGAAAGGTATGAAAAGGAAATTGATCTTGCTCGTTTAGAAGGTAGAATTGAACAACGTTAACCTTAAACTAAACTAACAACACTAACATATAGGAGAAAACAATATGGCATTTGGTGTAGCTGGTGGATATACAAACTTACCTTCAGGTAATTTTACTCCACAAATTTTTAGCCAAAAGGTTCAAAAATTCTTCAGAAGAGCATCAGTGGTAGAGGATATTACTAACACTGATTATGCTGGAGAAATTGAAAACTTTGGTGATACTGTAAAAATAATAAAAGAACCAACTGTATCAATCAGATCGTACGCTAGAGGTACGACTGTAACTACAGACGATTTAGCAGACGATGAAGTAACATTGACTGTTGATCAAGGTTCATACTTTGCTTTCAAAGTAGATGACATTGAAGAAAGACAATCTCATATCAACTTTGAAGCTCTTGCAACTTCTTCAGGTGCTTACTCACTTAAGAAGAACTACGACTACAATGTATTAAAATACATTTATGATAACGCAGCAACTGATGCGACTGCAACTGGTACAGATGCAGCTCCATTAACTGGTACAACTAATGCTAACACACTAGTTGATATCGTATCTGCTGCTAAAGCAGTTCTTGATGGTAATGACGTACCAGAAGAAAATAGATGGTTAGTTGCTCCACCTAAATTTTTCCAACAGTTAAGAAAAGCTGAAGGTAAAATCATGGATCAGTCAGTAATGGCTGACGGTGGTGCATCACAAATCAGAAACGGAATGGTCACAGATAGACCTTTATTCGGTTTCAGAATGTACTCAACAAATGCGATCGTAAACGGTGCTGCAGGTTCTGCTGCTAACTTTACTTTCTCATCTTCAACTGCTGGTGAATATGCGTTCGTATATGGTCATATGTCAGGCGTTGCAACTGCTAATCACATTGCAAAAACTGAATTGATCAGAGATCCAGATTCATTCGCAGATATCGTTAGAGGATTACACGTGTTCGGAAGAAAAATCTTAAGAGCAGACGCTGTATACTCTGGCGTTGTTACTTTGTAATAACTACTATTCTTGGGGGGAGCAATCCCCCCTTGATTAATTAATAACAAAATAATCCTAAACATCTATGGCAACAACATACTTACAATTAGTAAATAGAACACTTAGAGAGTTAAATGAAACTGAATTAACTTCAGCTACATTTGCTACAAGTAGAGGAGTTCAAACAGCAGTAAAAGATTTTGTAAATAAATCTATTCATGATATTTATAATGAGGCTGGTGAATTACCTATTCTATATACTGAAACTACTCAACAAACAGTAGTGGGCCAACAAGAGTATGCATTGCCAGCAAATATGCGAAAGGTTGATTGGGATTCTTTTGTAATTAGTTCTGGAGAATTATTAACTAATTCTGAATTTGAAACTAATATTAGTAACTGGACAACTTCAACTGGTTCTCCAAGTTATTCATCAAATGGTAATGGAAGAGTATTATTAAATAACTCTGGTATTTATCAAGCTATTAATACTGTTAAAAATAGATCATATAGATTACATGTTAGATTAGTAGATACATCTTCATCTGGTTCTAGTTTAACAATTAAAGCTGGGACATCTGCAAATGATGACACAAATTTAAGTTCATCTTTATCTGTAACAAATACAGGTGAAGGAAATATTTTTGATGGTACATTTACAGCTACAGCATCTACAACTTATATTACAGTAACAAATAGTACTACAGATAATTTAGAAGTAGATTATATAAGAGTTAGAGATAATACTTTAGTACCTGCTAAGTTAAACTTTATAACTTATGATTCTTTTTTACAAACAAGAAAACCTATTGATGACAGAGCAGGTGATGATTCTTTTGCTAAACCTGTATCTGTATATAGAAATCCTAACTATGGATACTTTGGTTTAACTCCAATTCCAGAAAGAAGTGATTATGTTATTAAGTATGGATACTATACTACCCATACAGATTTATCAGCTGCAACTGATACTATAAATTTACCAGATAGATTTTCACCATTGATAATTGATAGATGTAAATATTATACATACATGTTAAGATCTGATCCACAACATGCATCTTTAGCTGATAGAGATTATCAAAGAAAATTAAGATTATTACAAGTAGACTATGCATCACCTCAAGATTACATGAGAGATGATAGAGTATTAAGTGGAAGTATTAACGTACAATTTATATAGGATATTAATATGAAAAGAGATGAAAATAAAAACACAGAAGATAATATAAATTATCAATCTAAAAAAGCAGCTAATCAAAAAAATAATAATATTAAAATGGCAGGTGGTGTATTTAGTTTAAATGAATATAATAAATACAAACAAGCTGTTGAAAAAGATAATGTTATGGAAGTATTTCCAGATAAATCTATTTTTGAACTAGAGGAAATGCGAAGATTATACGAGGCAGAAAAAGCACGTAAAATGTCGGGGTAGTTAAATGCCGACAACCGATTTAATATCACCATTTGTTGTAAGCTGTGCAGGAGGTTTAACACTTAATAAAGATGTGTTTTCAATGGCCCCTGGTGAAGCATTACAACTTCAAAACTTTGAGCCAGATATTGAAGGTGGTTATAGAAGAATAAATGGTAGTGCTAAATATAATGATAATATAGTACCACAAGTAAGTTCTTCTGATGAAAAGGTTGTCATGTCAGCTATATTTAATAATCAAGTATATGCTGGTAGAGGTGGAAGTATTTATAGAGCAGGAGCAGCTAGTACATGGACTAGTGTTACAACAGGATTAAGTACACCTACAGTTAATTATAATTTTAGAACTATAAATTTTAATGGAACAGATAAATTAATTGTTTGTACAACTGTAGATCAATATGCATTAAGTATAGATACATCTAACACTGTAACTACATTTAATGGATCTAACGCACCAGAGTATCCTAAATATCTAGAAGTATTTAAAGATCATGTATTCTTTGCAGGTATGACTTCTAATCCAGAAGAAGTAGTATTCTCAGAACCATTTAATGAAAGTGGATTTTTAAGTGCAAATGGTGCAGGTAGTTTTAAAGTAGATACAACTATTGTAGGTTTAAAAGTATTTAGGGATGTATTATATATTTTTGGTAAAGATAAAATATATAAACTATCTGGAACATCACAAGCAGATTTTGTAGTACAACCTGTAACAAGACAGATTGGTTGTTTAGATGGTGGATCCATACAGGAATTAGGTGGAGATATTATATTCTTAGCACCAGATGGATTAAGAACTGTAGCAGGTACAGATAAGATTGGTGACGTAGAACTAGGTTCTATATCTAGACAAATACAAGCAAGAATTGATGAAATAAAATTTGATAGAATTAGCTCATTAGTTATTAGAAGTAAATCTCAATATAGATTATTTTATCCAGAAGATTCAATAACAGAAGCTAGTTGTAAAGGTATTATATCTGTATTAAAAACAAATCCAAACACAGGATCATTAGGTTTTGAATATGCAGATATTGTAGGATTTAAACCTTCATGCACAGATTCAGAATATAATGGATCAGATGAATTAGTTATATATGGTGGTTATGATGGCTATGTATATAAATTTGAAAGTGGTAATTTAATTACTAGATCTGGATCAACAGAAAGAATTGTAGCTTTTTATAGATCACCCGATATGGTTATGGGAGACCCAGGCGTAAGAAAATATATGCAAAGGGTTAATCTTAACTATGAAGGTGAAGGTAGAAATGTAAATGCTCAATTATCACTTAAGTATGACTATGGTGATATTAATACACCACAACCAAATAAAATAAATATTACTGCAGCTGGTGGAGTTTCTTTATATGGATCAGCTTTATATGGAACTGGAGTCTATGACGCAACAGGTATTCCATTGGTTAGACAATCTGTAGAAGGATCTGGATTTGCAGTAGCTTTAAAAATAGATGACAACCAAGGTGCAGATATAATATCTATAAAAGGTTTTCAACTTGAATTTACCCCAGGAGGAAGAAGATAATGGCTGGATATACGGCAAGACAAAGTACATATACATCGGGAGATACTATATTAGCAGCTCATACTAATGATGAGTTCAATACTATATTAGCTTCTTTTGATGCAACAACTGGTCACGCACACGATGGAAGTGCAGGTGAAGGTGCATTTGTACCTTTGATTGCAGATGGTGATGCTAACAATAAATTATCAGTAGATACTGCAAATAATAGACTTGGTTTATTTGTTGAAGTTACAGGTTCACCTGTAGAACAATTAAGATTTCAAGATGGTGCTATTGTTCCAGTTACAACTAATGATATTGATTTAGGTACATCATCTTTAGAATTTAAAGATGGATACTTTGACGGTACTGTTACTGTTGATGGTTTATCTCTTCCAAGTACAACAATTACAGATATATTAGATGAAGATACAATGTCATCTAATAGTGATACTGCATTAGCAACTCAACAATCAATTAAAGCATATGTTGATGCACAAGTAACAGCTAGTGATTTAGATTTTCAAGCAGATAGTGGTGGGGCATTATCTATTGATTTAGATTCTGAAGTACTAACTTTATCTGGTGGAACTGGTATTGATACAGTTGGATCTGGTAATTCAGTTACATTTAATATTGATGCAACAGTTGCAACATTAACAGGTTCTCAAACTTTAGAAAATAAAACTTTATTAACTCCAGTAATTTCTACAATCTCAAATACTGGAACTATAACTTTACCAACATCAACTGATACTTTAGTAGCTAGAGATACTACAGATACATTAACAAATAAAACTTTAACTAGTCCTACATTAACTAGTCCAATTTTAAATGGGTCTATATCTGGTACAGCATTTATTGATGATGATACATTTGCAACAGCTTCAGCAACAACTGTAGCATCTTCAGAATCAATTAAAGCATATGTAGATACTAAATCAGCTAGTGGTATAGACATTGATGCATTAACTGATGGTACAGCTATTACAGTTGATGGAACAGATTTATTAGCATTATCAGATGCAGGTACAGAAAAGAAAATAACTGTATCCCAAATAGATGATTATGTTTCATCAAGTTCACAAGTATTAACAAATAAAACTATTGATGCAAGTCAGTTATCTGGTACAGTAGACAATGCTAGATTAGATACTGAGTTACAAGCATTAGCAGGATTAACTTCTGCAGCAGATGCATTACCTTATTTTACAGGTGCAGGAACTGCAGGTACAACTACATTAAGTTCTTTCGGTAGATCTATAATTGATGATGCTGATGCTTCAGCAGTACAAACAACTTTAGGTTTAGTTATTGGTACTGATGTACAAGGCTATGATGCTGAGTTAGCAGCTATTGCAGGATTAACTTCTGCTGCTGATAAAGGTATTCAATTTACAGGTTCTGGTACAGCAGCTACATATGATTTAACAGCTGCAGGTAAAGCATTATTAGATGATGCAGATGCTTCAGCACAAAGAACTACTCTAGGATTAGGGACTGCAGCTACATTAGATGTAGGTACAGGGGCTAATAATATTGTACAATTAGACGGTTCTGCTAGATTACCAGCAGTAGATGGTAGTCAATTAACAGGATTATCGTACGCTAGTGCAGGTTTTGCAGTAGCTATGGCAATTGCACTTTAGGGTTGACAATTTTTATAACAGCGATATAATAATAAATAAGGAGAAAATAAATAATGGCACAGGATTTTGAATCAACTGGTGTACAAATCACAAACTCTGAAACTACTCTATTAACTGCAGATTCTGACGATGCTATCATTGGTTTAAGATTAACCAATGTTACAGCTAGTTCAGTAACTGTAGATATTTATATTGATAAAGGTGGATTAGGGACAGACAGTTATGTTGCAAAAGATTTAAGTATTCCACCTGCTAGTTCAGTAGAACTAATTCAAGGTGGTGCTAAAATTGTAATGCAATCTGGTGATGTGTTATATGGTTTAGCTAATACAGCAACAAGTGTTGATGCATGGTTAAGCAGAGTTGATACTATTAGTACATAGGAGATAATTAATGTCAGAAGTAAATGGAACAATCTATGTTGGTGATAAACCTGCATCGGAAGATATTTATCATCATGCAGAAGTGCTTGATAAAAAAATGACAATTGAGTCTGCAGTTCTTGCAGGCCCAGTTACTTTCACAGAAACAGTAACTGTAACAGGAACATTGGTAATTATATAATGAGTAAAATTGAAGTAGATGAAATAGTACCTAGAAGTGGTAATAATTTAACTGTAGGTTCCTCTGGCCAAACTATTATTGTTCCTGCAGGTGCAACTTTTAATGCATCTAATTCAACTTTTACTTTACCTGATGGTACAGTAACTGCTGCTAAAATAGCATCATCTTTAGATTTATCTGGTAAAACAGTAACTCTTCCAGCTTCAGCTGTAACAGCACATGTTACACCTTTTGACGATAACAAAATTGTTAATGATATTTCTACACTTGCTTTAAGACAAGCTAGTGATGGAAACAGAGGTGCTTACAGTACTAACTCACAATCAGTTGATGTATTCCAAGATGCTACAGGTATTGATACAACTACTAATACTTTAAGAGATGCTAATGAATATATATCTACTGTTGGAGTAGGTACTGAAACTTTATATCAAACCTCTAGTTTAGATATTAATTATATAACAGCTATAAATATGAATTATCAATCTGATAAAATTATAGATGGTAGTGTAAGTAATGATTGGGCTATGTATGTAACAGGGCCTTCTAATTATACTAACGGTTTTGAATACGATATTACTTCTGACCCAAATTTCGGTTCTAATTTTACTGTTACAAAAGTTTCTTGGCATAATTTCAATACTGCCGCAAGATTTAGATATTATAGAGTACCTCTTTTTTCTAATGGTTCATATAGTTATGCCAATATAACACCAGAAGACAGTTCTTCTCAAAGTGATTCAATAACTTTAGAAGCAAATAATACTAATAATTGGAATACAGCAGTTTTTACAACACCAATTAAAGGTGCAAAATTTAAAATATTATTTGATAGTTTTTATAATAATGGAAATACTAATGCAGGTCTTTCTGAAATTAGATTTAGTGGTATTCCACAAGCTTTAAATCCTACAGGAAACTTTACAGGCACAACAATAACTGCACCATCAAGTGTATCTGAAATGGGTGCTATTATTACTTACCAAGATTTTTCTGGTACTAACGCATTAAACACAGACATTGTTTTACAGTTATCAGCAGATGGTGGTTCTAACTATTCAACTGCTACACTTACTGCTTTACCAGATTTTTCTACTGGTATTAAAATGGCTAAAGTAAATGACTTAGCTGTGACAGCAGGAACACAATTAAAATATAAAATATCTTTTGCTAATCAAGCATCTGGTTCTAAAGAAGCTAGAATCAGAGGAGTAGCTTTACAATACTAGGAAATAACATATGGCTTATATAGGAAGAGGAATAGAAAATTTAGTCAACACAC